TCTAATCCTCCAGAGATACCTGCAGCAATTTCTGCTCCTAGTGGACCCATATCAAATGTAGAATATCCAGCACCATCTGCAAATGAAATACCTGGCGGCATATATAAAGCACAATTACCGATGGATCCACCACTTTTATCATATGCAGTAAAAGCTACAAATCCTGCTCCTGATGTATATAAATTACTTGGAAATACGAGTGTCGATGCCATCTAAGCCTCAATTATAAATAAGTTAAGAGTAGTTATGATTATTTATAAGGCAAATGAGCAAGACTTATAAGGGCAAATATAGAATTAAAAAACCCGAAAAATACATGGGTGACCCAAAGAATGTTACATATCGTTCTCTTTGGGAAAGGCAAGCTTTTCGCTGGTGTGAAGATAGGGATGATGTAGTTGGTTGGTCTTCAGAAGAAACAGTAGTACCTTATGTTTGTCCAACGGATAAAAGAGCTCATAGATATTTTATAGATTTAAAAATAAAATTTAGAAATGGTAGAACTGTTTTAGTTGAAATTAAACCAAAAAAACAAACTGTCCCTCCAAAGAAGCCTTCACGCCAAACTAAAAAATATATTAATGAGGTTATGACATATGTTAAGAATGAAGCTAAATGGAAAGCTGCATCTAAATACGCAGCTGATAGGGGCTATCATTTCGAAATATGGACTGAAGACACTATGAAACAATTAGGAATGAAACTTCTTACTGGCTAATATAAATAGTATTATAAATTTAAGAAGTATAAAATATGGCCAAATCATTTTTTACAGATCTAGCAACAAAAGCTTTTCGTGCAGGAGTAACACCACGCACAGATGCTTCGCGCCGCTGGTTCCAAGGTGAAGTAAGAAATATTAGAAATATCAATAGAAGAAAATTACTTAAAGATCCAGCGCTTGAGCCAAGAAATAGAGCTCGTGTTGGTTCAATGTATATGTACTTTTATAATCCAAAGCATGAAGCAACACTACCATATTATGATTTATTTCCATTGACAATTATGGTACAACCAGTTCCTGGTGGATTTCACGGCTTGAATTTACATTATCTTCCTCCAGCATTAAGAGCTAGATTATTTGATTCTCTTGTTGATCTTACAAATAATAAAAAGTACGATGAATCTACAAGATTTAAATTGACTTATGATTTGCTTAAGTCAGCTAGTAAAATGAGATTTTTTAAGCCTTGCTATAAGCACTATCTTTATTCTCAAATAGAAGGTCGTGTTGCAATGGTTGAAGCTCCAGCTTGGGAAATGGCTTTATTTTTACCAACGGAACAATTTAGAAAGTCTACAAAGACTGCAGTCTGGAAAGATTCCAGAGAAGCAATAAGAGGATAACACATGCCATTTGCAAATCCAATTGATGATATGAAAGCTATTGTTGGTAATCAGGGTGGATTTGCCCGCACCAATTTCTTTGCAGTAACTTTTAATGGACCTTCTTCTATTTCTCCAGATCCAGTAATTGTAAATGCATTATGTGAATCTGCTCAATTACCAGGACGTTCAATTTCTACCTTTGAACACGGAATGACGCGGCATGCTATCAAAAGGCCTTATGGCTATATTAATGATGATGTAACATTAACTTTCTATGTTACAAATGATTTTTATATTAAAAAGCTTTGGGAAGCTTGGTTAAATTCAGTAATTAATGACGTAGATGATAAGGTTGGTTATAGAGATGATTATGCGCAAGATGTAGTTATTTCTGTACTTAATTTAAATCATAACGAAATACATCAGGTAACTTTAACAAAAGCGTATCCAATTACTATTAATGCTATTGAACTAAACAATGGTTCTGAAAACGAAATTATGAGATTAACAGTAACTTTAACTTATGAAGATTATACAACTAAGTCAAATAATTTCGAAACAATATCTTCTATTCCAGATTTCAATTCAGCGCTGACAATCCCAGCTGGGGGCATTTCGTCTCTTCCATTTAGCCCATTTGGTGATATTTCAAACCAACTGAATTTTACTTCTCTTGATGACTTGAAAGATGCTTTACAAGGTTCATTGAATGGCGCATTAGATTCTATTCAAAATAATATTACAGGATCTATTAAAGAAGTAATTACTTCAGTAACAAGACCAGTCACATCAGCAATTAATACTGTTACTAATTCAATTACTGGTGGATTTAATCAAATTGTGGGAACTATTACTGGTGGTGTAAATGGTATAATAAATAATGTAACAGGATCAATTACCGGCGCTATCGGTAATATACTAAATGCTCCTGCAGCTCAAATTGGTGGAACAATTGCTGGAGGAATAAATAAAGTGGCAAATAGAATATCGTCCGGTATACGCGGACTCTTTGGATAATATTATAGGAGTTATATAATGGCTTTACCAAGAATTGATTCACCAAAATATGAGCTTAAAGTTCCAAGCTCAGGTGAAGTAGTTGAATATAGACCATACCTCGTTAAAGAAGAAAAAATCTTAATGATGGCTATGGAAACAAAAGATCAGCAGCAAATGATTCGTGCTTTACGCGATGTTATTGCTGGTTGCACAGAAGGCAAGATTCAAGTTGACACTCTTGCTATGTTTGATTTAGAGTATGTCTTCCTTAAGATCCGCGGAAAATCTGTTGGTGAAACTACTAAGGTTAGTTTGAAATGCTCTGAATGTAAACATAAAAACGAAGTAGAAATTAACCTTGATGAAGTTGAAGTTCAAGGTGAAGTAAAGAAAAGCGCTAAGGTTGCTTTGACCGATAAGGTCGGTGTGGTACTTAAATATCCAACCGTAAAAGGAATTCAAAAGCAACTTGGTAAACAGGGTGGATCAGATTCTGAAATAAGTATGGCCGCAGTAGCAAGTGCTATTGAATCCATTTACGACGAAAACGATGTTTACTCTACTGACGATGAAAAAGCTGAAGATGTAATTAACTTTTTAGATTCCTTGACATCATCTCAATTCAAAATGATTTCCGGATATTTTGAAGATATGCCAAGACTAAAACATGAAGTGAAATTTAATTGCGCAAGTTGCAAGACTGAAAATAGTCAGATCCTGGAGGGTCTAACAAATTTTTTCTAGTGGCTCTCTCACATGACTCATTAGAGAATTATTATAAGACTAATTTTGCTTTAATGCAACACCATAAGTATTCTCTAACCGAGCTCGACTCGATGATGCCGTGGGAGAGAGAAATTTACGTTATGTTACTAAATCAGTTTATTGAAGAAGAAAATGAAAGAATAAAACAACGTAATAAGCGTGGATAACCAATATGTCAGAAGAACTAGGTCGTTCATTAGAACAATTGACCGCTACAATCCAAGAGCAAAATAAAGAGTTAAAGCAAAAAGACTCTATGAAAGAGCTCGATCAGAGTATTACTGCTTTAGAAAAAAGCGGTGGGGAAAACTCTGCCAGATTGAGAGAAACCTTAACGCAAATTCAACTATCTCTCGATAGCGCTACTAATGAAGAGCAAATGGAATTAGCTCGTGAACAGCTAGACGCACTGCAGGGATTAGCTGGAACTGAAGAAGAAAACCGTGAATCCGCTAGACGTCAAGAAGAAGCAAATGAATTTTTGTCTCAGCTTGTATCTGGCATAGATGGTTTAGCAGATGCTTATGATAAACAGTTAGATGCTATGAAACCATCTGCTGGCTTATTGGCAGGTCTTGGCACCGCGGCTCTTCTCTTTATGGATCCTGAAACTCTATTTGCTGGAATCAGAGCAGCAATTGATGGTGTATTTGCTATCGTAGATTCTATTAAAATGTTCTTAGATGGAGATTTTAGCGAAGGATTTGCTTTGCTTGGAGATAATATTGGAGCTGTTGCTGCTATTGTTGGCACTGTCGCTGTATTATTTGGTGGACGTATTATTCGTTTAGTAGGTTCATTAGTAAAAGGTGTCCGAGGAATAATACGAGCTGTTTCAAAAGTCGGCAGATTTATTGGAGCATTAGCTGGCCGGTTTGGTGGTTTAGTAAAAATCTTTGGCAGACTATTTCTTCCATTTACAATTATTACTGGAGCCATTGGTGCTATTCAAGGAGCAATTGATGGCTTCAAAGAAGATGGCATATTGGGTGGACTCGAAGGTGGTATATCTGGATTATTAACTACTATTGTTGGTTATCCATTAGACCTATTAAAGAGTGCCGTAGCTTGGATTGCAGGTAAGTTTGGATTTGAAAATGCTGAAGCTACTTTAAATGAATTTTCGTTCTCAACATTAATTAGTGATACGATTGGTGGCATCTTTGACATGATCAAAGGAGCTTTCGATTGGATTGGAACTCTATTTACCGATCCAGTTGCGGCCCTGCAACAAGCATGGAATGGCTTAGTTGGTACAGGTGGATTAATTGATATAATTTATTCTCCAATTGATAAAGCAATTGCTTGGATTCAAGGTCTATTTGGCTGGGGAAATCCAGAAGAACCATTTAAACTTTCAACGTTTATTCCAAATGCGTTTGCTGATGTAAAGACTTGGTTCTTAAATAAGCTTACATTTGGAGCTGATCTTGCTACTGAAGGATGGACTGATTTAAGTACCTTTGTATCTACTAAATTTATTGCAGTGAAAGACTGGTTTACTGGATTATTTAGCTGGGCATCAGATGGTCTATCAGAAGGATGGACTAACCTTACCGACTTCGTAAAAGGCAAATGGACCGCAACTAAAGAATGGTTTACTGGATTATTTAGTTGGAATGCGGAAGAAGGTCAAGAGAATTTTATATTAGACTTATTCAACAGCACTATAGAAAAAGTAAAAACATTCTTTACCGATCTATTTGATTTCTTGCCATCATTTGCAGAGATCAAAGCTTCACTTACTTCTATGTTACCCGAATGGATGAAGCCTGATTCTATTGAAGATCAAAGAGCAGAGTTGATAGATCAATTAGCAGCAATGGAAGCTGCTGCGGCAAATGCATTGCCAGCGGCTGAGCAATTTGATAATCCTCTTACTAATGATACTAGAGAAGATTTTGAAGCTGAAGCTGCTGCTATTAGAGCCCAATTAGCTGAACTTCCACAAGCAAATAAAGGTGGCTTTATGAATGCCCCAGCTTCTGGTGGATTAGCTATGTTACACGGTGCTGAGATTGTAGCACCTCTTGATTCTCCACAAGGTAAAGTCCTAATGGCAATCAACGATCTTATGAACGCTAAGTCTGCTGCTGGTGCTGGCGAATATGGTGGAATGGGTGGACCAATGATTATACAAGGTGGAAGTAATAGTTCTTCGAATAATACAAACAATGTTTCTACTTCAAGTTATACTATCCAACAAGGTATTACACCTGATGACTTCCTCAAACGAGACTTCTTGAACTTCTCGTATTAAGCATAAAAAAAGGGACCTTCGGGTCCCTTTTCTCTTATTGGCCAGCTGCTAATTTTTGGAAGTAGCTTAAAGTATCGTCCTCATCATTTGAAGAAGATGGAGATGCTTCAACTGGTTCATATGCTGGTTGTGTTGGTGTTGGTGCTGGATCATCAAGGGAGATAGACTCAGCTGTAGTCATAACCATATC